TACCAATGCAAAACTGGCAGATGCAGGTTTTCAAAACCTCAAATTCAAAGGTGCCGATGTGATTTATGACGGCGGTGTCGGTGGCGCTTGTCCGGCTAAACATATGTATTTCTTGAATACGGAATATTTGAAATTGCGGCCGCATAAGGATCGTAATTTTAAGATGATCGGCGACGGTGACCGTTTGGCAGTGAACCAAGATGCGGTTTATCGTATTATCGGTTGGGCAGGTAATTTGACAATGAGCAATGCAAAATTGCAAGGTGTTTTGATTGATTACACCGCACCGGCCGGAAGTAATTAATAATATCGGGGCGCGACAAGCGCCCTTTTATTTTGGGAGTTTTTGATGTCTGAATATGAAGATTTTTTAATGTTTCAGAGTTTTTTAAACAGCGAAAAACAGGAACGCGGCGTGTTTGCGACTTTTTATAACAAAGCCGTGCGGACGGGACGCTTTTTGGAAAACGGATTGCCCGAATTTGAACATAAAATTTTTATTAAAATAAGAATTTTAAATAGTGCGGATGAGGTTGACAGACCGGCAGAAGAAGCCGATATGCAACGTTTTGCGCGAGAATATGCTTTTTTTAAAACAAAAAGTGAAAAAGTAAAAACGGGAACACCGCTCAATCAGTTTGCCTTTTTATCGCCTTCACAAATTGAGTGTTGCGAATACAGAAATATTTTTACGGTTGAAGAATTGAGTGCGTTGGATGATGAAAAGGCTGCGGCACTGGGCTTAAAAGAAGAAAAAGAAACGGCCGAAAAGTTTTTGGAAGCATCTCAAAATAATAAGGCCATTTATGATTTGAGGCAACAGGTTCGCTTTTTGGAAAATGAAATCGCACGATTGAATGAAGAAAAAGCGTTGATAAAAAATCAGACAGCTCAAACGTTAATTGAAGAAAAATAAGCAGGCAGATAATGAAAAATATTTTAAATATTGCACAGGAAGCGGCAGATATATGTGCGGTGCAACGTCCGATTGATTTGTTTTCAAGTACTTCACAAAATGATGTGTTGTTTGCATCGGTTGTGAAATCGGCTCTGTCATCGTTGATGAGACATGCAAATTGGCAGACTTTGACAAGAGATGTGTCTTTTGAAACAAATGAGGGACAAACAGCGTATTTGATTGAGAATATTGCCTCCGATTTTCAGAGTTTGGTTAATGCGACAATGTATACAAATGACGGTGCACGCAGGGTTATCGGATCATTGACGGAGGAAATGTGGGCGCAAGGGAAACAACTGTGTTTTTCGGATACGGATATTTATTTTAAGATTCAAAATAATCAAATTAAATTTTTAAATAATCCGGGGCAAAGCACCATTCATTTAACGTATCACTCAAATGCTGTTTGTATTGATGCCGTGACAAATTTACCGAAATCTCAAATGACGGCAAACACGGATATTCCGATATTTGACGAATATCTGGTTAAGTTGGGGATTGTTTGGCGCTTTGAAAAACGTTCGGGTTTGGATTATGCGGAAGAATATAACGAGTATCAGAGGGAATTAAATAAATCGTATGCGGCAACAAAAGCCGCAGGCGATATTTGTTTGTCTCGTTTGTCGGAAAGCGATGGGGAGGATGTGATATATGTTAAGGCATCAAATTGTGCGTGCGTCTAAAAGCAAGGAAGTGACGGTGCCGGCACCTGTTTTGGGACTTAATAAAAAAGATCCGATATCGGCGATGGGACCTCTTTATGCGATTAAAATGGATAATTACATTCCGCTTGACGGCAAGGTTGAATTAAGGCCGGGATATTCGCGTTATGCTTCGTTTGAAACCTTTGATGCAAAAGTTAAAACATTGGCGGCATACCACTATCCGAATCATGACAGGTTTTTTGCATTTTATGACGGCAAAATGTGGGACGTAACAAACGGTAACACTCCGACGGATATGGGTATTGATTTGACAACAACATATTGTCAGACGGTGCAATATAAAAATTATCTGTACGTGTTGAACGGGCAAGATGTGCCAAAAGTGTTTTATGTGGATGCAAACGGCGATGAACACGTCGGCAATTGGGGATTTATCAATGAAAATTTGCAAAGTGCACGTATTATATCCGGCAGCGTGTCAAAAGAATTTTTGTGGTTTGTTGAAAAACATACGTTGAAAGTTTGGTATGCCGCGGAAGCCGGAAACGTGTCGGGCGGTTTGTATGCTTTTGATTTGTCTCAGGTTGCCAAACACGGCGGTGAATTGCTTGCCGTTGCAAATTGGACCATTGACGGCGGAACGGGTTTGGATGATTTGACGGCCTTTATTACGTCTGAAGGTGAAGTTTTGGTGTATGCCGGTTCTAATCCGAATAATGCGAATACATGGGCATTGAAAGGTTCGTATAAAATTTCAAAACCAATCGGATATAAATGTGTGATGCCGTATCAGGGTGATGTTGTTATTATTTGCCAAGACGGATATTTTCCGCTTGCAAAAGCTTTGGCGGCCGCAAATGCCGGTGATTCACTTGTTGCCTTTTCGGATAATATCAGAGGGTTGGTAATAGAAAAAACAGCGCAAAATAAAGATAAAGAAGGATGGCAGGGCATTATTTATTATAAAAAAGGATACGGTATTTTTAATGTGCCGACGGCAAATCAATTTGAACAACATGTTATTAATATTTCAACCGGTGCATGGTGTCGGTTTACGGGTATCAGAGCGTTTTGTTGGTGTGTGTTTGATGACAGGCTTTATTTCGGATCGGACAGCGATATTTATTGCTTTGATGACGGGCAGGATGATAACGGTACGGCCATAGACGGTATGGTGGAACAAGCTTTTAATGATATGGGTACACCGAATATTAAAAAGTTTGCATTGATTAATCCGCGAACGGCATCATCCGCTCCGTATAATTTAGCGATTTATACAAATGTGGATTATCAACAGCGAAATGTGAGTTATGCGGTGACCATCGGTTTTGCAAACGGAACAAAATGGAACCGCAAACTATGGTCGCATACGTTGCATTCAAACACGACAATGTGGAATATCAGTAAAACCGAACAAATGAATTCGCAATGGATTATGAATTCTTCGGTCGGTGTGAAAGCAAGCATTGTTTTTAAGACAAAAACAAAAGGCATTTTGATTGATTGGTATGATACGGGATTACGCTATGAAATCGGAACGGGCATTGTGTAGAGCAGATAATACGGGAAAGGTGTTAAAGTTTGTTTGTGACGGCCTGAAAGACAGCACCGATGCATATGTGCCGTGTTTGGCCATAGGTATTTATCATGATGATACTCTTATCGGCGGTGTTTTAATAAATGACATCAGGCCGCAAAGGGATTGTTGGCTTACAATTTACACATCATCGCCGAAATGGGCAACAAAAGGTGTGATGCGGTATGTTTTCAATGTTGTTTTTGGGCTTATCGGATGCCAACGATGCTCGGTTTTTGTGAGCCAAAGCAACAAAAAAAGCCTTGATATGTGTTTAAGGCTCGGTTTTAAAAAAGAAGGTATGCTTCGTAAATATCGTGATAACGGCGAAAATTGTTATGTTTTGGGTATGTTAAAACAAGAGTGTTTTTGGATAAAGGATAATAAAAAATGAGTAAAAGTAAAAAAGTGAAGTATGATATGACGCCATACAACAATTATATAAAATATCTTCAAAATTATGATACGTCGGCTGTTGACGGAACATTAAACGATTTGAGCGAATACGCAAGAAATTCGGCGGCTCAAAATCTGACGCGTATGGGGGATTATACATTTGGGGTTGAAGGGTCGGATGCAGCACGTCAACGGGCTGAAAATGCGACGTATAATGCTTATTTGGAACATTTATTGCCTCAATTTGAACAAAGACGGTCTGATTTGGCAACATCTTTGCAAAACAAAGGATTAAGTGTCGGTTCGGAAGCATATGAACGTGCAATGAATGATTTTGACAGAGAGCAAAACAATGCCTTAAATCAGGCTGCGTATACATCTGTTTTGAACGGGCAGGATGCTTTCAGTCAGTCATTGAATGATGAGATTAATGCCGGTCAATTCGGAAATACGGCTCAACAAGCGTATATCAATCAGCTTTTAAGTGCATTAACAGGGTCGGCTTCGGGATATGAAAATGCGCAAAATCTTTTTAATGTCGGAACAGGGCGGTCAAATCTGCAATATGAACAGGATAAGGCCAATGCCAAAGGTGGTTGGCAAGGCGCGTTAATCGGTGCACTTGAGGGCGCAGGGGCGGGATATGCTTCTACAGGCTCGCCGTGGGGTGCTTTAGGCGGTGGTTTGAGCGGCGCATACAGCGGGTATCAGACAAATCCGTATGGATCATACAAATGGCGTTGATATGTGTGAAAGGTTTAAAAGATGAGTGAG